AGTCATCGTATACAGGGACGAGAAGACGATGCTCGTGTCGTTCCTGCAATGGTGGAAGAATCAGCGCATCGACGTGTTCGGTGGCTGGAACAGCGAAACCTTCGACGTCCCGTACATCGTCAACCGCATGATCAACGTGCTGGGCGAACCCGCCGCAGCATTCCTCAGCCCGTGGCGCTCGATCACACCGCGTTCGGTGATCAAGAACAACCGCGAGCACATCACCTTCGATATCTCGGGCATCACGCACCTCGACCTACTCGACCTGTACAAGAAGTTCGAGCCGGGTTCGCAGGAATCGTGGAAGCTTGACTACATCGCCCAGCAAGAGCTGGACAAAGGCAAGGCCGAGAACCCATACGAGTCCTTCAGCGACTTCTACGAGAAGGCGTGGGACAAGTTCGTGAACTACAACTTGATCGACACGATCCTGCTGATCGAACTCGACGAGAAGAAGCAGATGGTCAAGTTGGCCATGGCGCTGGCGTACTTCGCGAAGTGCAACTATGACGACATCCTCTCGGCCATGCGCCTGTGGGAGTCGATCATCCACAATTACTTCGAGGACCAGCAGATCGCAGAGGTGCTGGGCAAGCAGAAGAACTCGCGCAAGGACATCGTCGGCGCATACGTGCACGATCCGCGTGTCGGACGCTACGTGTGGGCGTGCTCAGTGGACGCGACGTCCCTGTACCCGTCCATCATGATGCAGCAAAACCTGAGCCCCGAGTGCATCGTGGACATGTGCGAAGAGAGCATCGAGACGATCCTCGCTGGCACGTTCAAGGTGGAAGAGGGTCTGTGCCTGTCTGGCAACGGCCTGCTCACGAGCACCGACGAACTGGGCTTCATCCCGATCTTGGTCAAGCGCATGTTCGATCTGCGCAAGGCCACGAAGAAGCAGATGCTGGACCTGAAGAAGCAAGGTCGCCCCGAGTCCGAGGTGAACGCACTCGACGTCGAACAGCTGGCGTACAAGATCGCCCTGAACAGCTTCTACGGGATCTGCGCACTGCCGTACTTCAAGTACTACGATTCGCGCATCGCTGAAGCGGTGACGTCAACGGGTCAGGTCATCATCAAGTCGGCCATGAAGTACCTGAACGACATCATGAACAAGGTGATGCAGACCAAGGATGTGAAGTACGCGTTCTACGGTGACACCGACTCCATGTACTTCACCATGGAGAAGTTCGTCGAGAAGTTCTGTGCTGGCAAAAACGACCAAGAGATCGTGACGTACATCGAGAAGTTCGTCTTCAAGATCCTGCAACCCGAGTTGAACAAGCGGCTGGAGAAGCTGGCCCTGTCACTCGGTGCGAAGGAATCGAAGATCGACTTCAAGCTGGAGTGCATCGGCCCGACGCTGATCATGACGGCCAAGAAGAAGTACGCATTCGACATCCTGTATGCTGAGGGCGTACGGTACGAAGAGCCGAAGATGAAGGTGATGGGCATCGAGATCGTACGATCATCGACACCCGGCGCGATCAAGGACTACCTGAAGAAGACGCTGGAGTTGACACTGCGAAGCACTGAGCGCGACGTGCAGAAGTACATCGCGGAAGTGAAGTCGTCGTTCCTGAGCAAGACCCTGAAGGAAGTTGCCTGCCCCATCGGCATCAACGGCCTCGACACGTACAGCGACAACTCCAACATCTACGCCAAGGGCACACCGATGCATGTGCGTGGTGCGCTGCTGTACAACTACCATCTGCACAAGCGCGGTCTCGACAAGAAGTATCCGTTGATCAACGACGGCGAAAAGGTCAAGTTCGTGATGCTGAAGCTACCCAACACCATCCACGAGAACGTGATCGCGTTCCCCAACAATCTGCCCAGTGAGTTGGGGCTGGAGAAGTACTTCGACGTCAAGACGCAGTACGAGAAGGTGTACCTGAAGCCAATCGAGCGCATCCTCGAAGCTGTGGGCTGGACCGCCATCGAGCGCGTCAACATTGAGGAATTCTTGGGATGATCATCGAACTGAGTGAGAAGGATCTCGAAGTCATCGAGCTGCTGTTCCAAGTCTGGGACAAAGAACATCTGACGTTCGCTACCACGTCATACAACGACATCGCCAATCTGGCCAAGAGATTTGGGCACAAACTACCCGGTCTCGAAGACATGCTGGCCCGATACGCGAAGATGCGACCATGACACGCGACGAAGCACGCCAACATCTGCTGGCTGGACACCTACTACACGACAAGGCATGGACGTGGTCCGAGACGACAAGATCGTGCTGGGATGAGACGAACTGCTGCTACGACCACTTCGGGGATTCCTTCTATGAGGATGGACGTCCCATTGTCGAACGCACCCTAGACGACATCGAGTCGTACGTCGGCTTCGAAAACCTCGACGTGATCGACTAAGCAAATCAGCGGCGCGGACCCGCTACAATTCGTCCGCTTTCCGATAACAACAAGAACAAGGGAAAAAGCATGGCTGACAAAAAGCCGAGCCTCATGGAAAGGCTCCAGAAAGTTTCGACCGTCAATGAAGCGGCGGTCTACTCAGAATCCAAACTGCTCCAGACGAAGGATCTCACACCAACCGAGATCCCATTGCTGAACGTCGCGCTGGCTGGCGCTTTCGACGGTGGTCTGGGATCCGGCGTGCACGTCATCGCTGGCCCATCCAAGCACTTCAAGTCCCTCTTCGGCCTGCTGATGGTCAAGGCGTACATGGACAAGTATCCGGACGCCGTCATGATCATGATCGACTCGGAATTCGGCACACCACCGTCGTACCTGAAGAACATGGGCATCGACCCGACCCGCGTCCTGCACATCCCGGTGACCACGGTCGAACAGGCACGCCACGAGCTGTCAGTGCAGCTGAAGGAAATCACGCGCAGCGACAACGTCATCTTCTTCTTCGACTCGCTGGGTAACCTCGCGTCGGACAAGGAAACGCAAGATGCGCTGGATGGCAAGGAAGCCGCCGACATGACGCGTGCCAAGGTGATCAAGTCTCTGTTCCGCATCATCACGCCGCAGCTGAACCTGAAGGACATCCCAATGCTGGTCGTGAACCACACGTACCAGACGCAAGAGAAGTACTCGAAGGCCGTGGTGTCGGGTGGTACGGGTGTCACGTACTCGGCCAACGGCATCTGGATCATCGGACGTGAGCAAGAGAAGGAAGGCGATGAGTTGGTCGGCTACACCTTCGGCATCAACGTCGAGAAGTCACGCTATGTGCGCGAACGCTCGAAGCTGAAGATCACCGTCACGTTCGAGGGCGGCATCGACAAGTACTCAGGCATCTTCGATCTCGCCTGCGAGGCGAACCTGATCAAGGTGCTGCCGGGTGGCTGGTACAACCTGTGCCATCCCGAGACGGGCGAGCTGTCCGAGAAGAAGTACCGCAAGACGGAACTCGACACGCCGAAGATCATGGGCAACATGATCAAGCTGGTGTCGTTCCAGAATTTCGTCAAGCAACGCTACCAGCTGGAGACGCCGAAGTCCTTCGAGGAAATGATGGCCGAAGCGGATGCTGATGAAGGCCCGCAGATCCTGACCGAGGAAGGTGGCGCTGGAGAAGAGCCCACCATCGACACCACGACAGCGGTGGGCAAGCAGAAGGCCAAGAAGAAGTGAACCTATTCAAGTTCCTGTCTGACGCCATCAAGCTGAACCAGCGCAGGGACGCGCCGCCTGAAAAGGAAATGGCGCGGATCTGCGTGGCGTTCGATGGCACCGAATACAGCTTCGTCGAGAAGAAGATGGAAATGGAAGGTGAGATCGGAATCAGGATGGGTGTACGCATCCATTCAGGTCCGTATCGTGGTGTCATCTTCACCACCTCACCGAAGATCTCGTTCACCGAGCAAGACGACGGTACGTGCCGCATGAACTTCAACTTCACGGTGGAAAAGCTTCCCGTGAATCTGCCTGACGAGACCGTCAAAGAAGATGCACTTCGCGACACGGTAGGCTGTATCATCCAAGACATCATTGCTCGCGACTGGGGCAACGATCCCGAAGAACAACAAGAAGAATATGCGGATCGAGGAAGTAATCCTGTCGGCACTGGCGAATGATGAAGACTTCATCCGCCGCGCTGGACCATACCTGAAGGAAGAGTACTTCGCCAATGAGAGCGAAAAAGTGGTGTTCGCACTACTGGATCGCTTCATCAAGAAGTACAACAAGAAGCCAAGCCGGGACTCCATCCTGCTTGAGTTCGAATCGCTCGATGGACTGAGCGAGGACGAATACAAAGAGGGGCAGGCGCTTCTCAAAGACGCATTCGCAGACCAGTACTCGTACGAGTCGGAATGGCTGCTCGAAGAAGCCGAGAAGTTCTGTCAGGACAAGGCCCTCTTCAACGCCATCATGGAGTCGGTGAAGGTCATCGACGGCGAGCACAAGACACTCCAGAAGGGGGCCATCCCCACACTGCTGTCGCAGGCGCTGGCGGTCGCATTCGATACCAAACTCGGCCACGATTACTTCGATGATGCTGAAGCGCGGTATGACTACTACAACCAGAAGCTGAACCGGGTCTCCACCGGAATCGACATTCTGGATCGCGTGACGGGTGGCGGTCTGCCGAAGAAGACCCTGTGCCTGTACGTCGCACCATCGAACGTGGGTAAATCCGCCGTCATGGCGGCGCACGTCGGCTATTGGCTCAGCCAAGGCAAGAACGTCGCGGTCTTCACCATGGAGCTGTCCGAGGAAGAGTGGACCAAGCGTATTGACGCGAACCGCTTCGGCATCGCCATGAACGATCTGGGCGACGTGCCCAAGCAGATCTTCATGAAGAAGATCGACAAGATCAAAGAGAAGACTGCGGGTCGCCTGAAGGTCAAGGAATACCCACCCAACGGTGCGAGCGTCCAGCAATTCAACCTCATGCTCGATGAGTGGGAATTGAAGGAAGGCTTCAAACCCGACATCATCGTGGTGGACTACCTTGGCATCACAGCCTCGACGACTCTGAAGCTGGGTGGCTCGATCAACACGTACACGTACTACAAGCGCGTGGCCGAAGAGTTGCGTGCACTGGCTGTTGAACGCGATGCCCTTGTGCTGTCGGCCTGCCAGACGAACCGCAACGCCTATGACAACACGGATCCGGGTGAAAAGGATCTGGCCGAGTCGATGGGTATCTTCATGACTGCCGACTGGGCGGCGATGCTAATTAGCAACGAAGAGTTGCGCGATCTGAACCAGATCATCATGAAGATGATCAAGACGCGATTCGGTGACAAGAAGGTCACACGCTTCGTGGTCGGATTCGATTTCCCGAAGATGACGCTGTATAGCGTCGAACAGAATGGACAGCTAGATGACGCGAAAGACAAAGAGCCAGAAGCTGGCGGAAGAACTCGACGCCCTTTCGGCCCCCGGCGCGAAGGTGGTGACGGTGCCAGCGGATCCGGAAAGGACCGCTTCGCGGGCTTCAAGCTCGAATGAACTGGTCACATACAAGGAACCTGATCCCGCAGTGACCATGGAGCAGAACAAGCGTCTGCTGCAAGAGAGCCAGCAGATCCAAAATCTGGAACGTGGTATGCGCGCACTCACCACACCGACTGGCGCAACCATCGACGACTTCTTCTACAACCCGTTCGGCCACGGTTCACTACTCGAACAAGCGATATGGTTCATCCGAGACAAAGCCTTCCACGGCCAGCCCAACACACTGGTGAACATGTCGCTCATGAGCAGGATGCTCAACGAAATGATCGACCGCGAAATGCGGCTGATGGGGATCGTGATCGAGGAACGCTTCGTGTTCGAATCGGTCAACGAGTTCAACGCTGGTGGGGAAATGTCTGTGGCCGCGTACGACCAACACGGCAGACGCCTGCGCACATACTCGACGTGGAGCATCTGATGATCGACTCCACGTACGACGACTTCGAAGTCACGCTGAAGGATCTGCTCTCGTGGTTCCAGAAGGCTGTGACCGACTACGAGCGTGACAACGTCAAGCGCCGCGAGCATGTGGCATCCACCGGGTTCATGATCCCTTCGGTTTCGACGGGATCCATCGACAACGCACGGCAAGCAATCCTGAATCACTGCCGTGCACACGACAAAAAGAGGAAACAGCAGTATGGAATTCTTTGATAGCCCGAACAAGTTCTCGCAGCACATCGAAAAGCTGGCGCATGAAAAGAAGCAAACGATCTTCGAGACGTTGCTAGAATTCTGCGAAACGAACCACATCGAGCCCGACGACATCAAGGGCATGATCTCGAAGTCCCTGAAGGACAAGATCGAAGTGGAAGTGCGCAAGGAAAACAAACTCCCGCGCGAGACGGCACAACAACTCGAAGAATGACCGACTGCTTCGTCATCAGCGTACACCACACCATGCGTGAGAATCGCTACATCACGGTGTGGCGTGCGGATGATTGCGGGTATGCGTACCCACTGTCATGGGCTGGTCGGTATCCACGCGAGCGCATCATGGCGCATCTGGATGGCTACTACAACGACGGCTGTCGCAACGTGGCCGTACCCTGTGAGGTGCTGGAGAAGATCGCTGTGGATCCGCGCAAAGGCGACATCGACAACGACGCAGGCCCGGTGATCCTGAACACACGCGAGAACTGGAAGATCATCCTCGCGAATCTGGTGGCAACACCACCATACAAGCCAGAGCCCGTATACAAGGGCGCACGCAAGAGGGACTGGGAATGACACTCGGGGTCGAAAAGGCGTTCAAGCTGTACATGGCGATTCGCCTGCACTTCACGTCGAACTACGACGTGTTCGATCACAAGGGCAGGTTCAGGAATCAGTCCAAGGTGATGTCGCGCGAGGACGTGTATCTGGTCAAGGGCCTCGTGGCCATCGCACCAGAGCCGAAGGATTTCATCGACCTGTGCGTTGCCAACTTCCTCTACGGCAACGCGAACTTCCTGTACGGACAAGAGTACGTGCAGGAAAACTACATGAAGTGGCGTCGGATCAAAGAGTCGATCACGTACAACCTTCAGCAAGACGTGAACCACATCGACATGTACTCGGACTCGCTCCAACAGTACATGGCAACGCGTGCAATCAGTGATTTGCTGTCGGGAAAAATTCAGTACGAATCGCTGATAATTATCCAACGCTACATCCCGATCTACGATATGATTCGGGGCTACAACACAGACGAGTTCGTCACTCGCATGAAGAAGGCGAACAAGTTCGTGATCGGCGGCAAGCAATTTGACTTGCACCGAGAGATCGTCAGTCACTTGAAGAAAGAACAATAAGAACATGGAAATCAAGGCACTCGGAAGCACGGTCGTGCTCAAGCAACACTCCAAGGAAACCACGGTCGGTTCACTCGGCCTCGTGATGCCATCGAAATTCGCGGACGAAAAGACCGTGGGTGACGTGGTGTCGGTCGGTCCCGACTACTCAGGCAACTGGGCAGAAAACGGCCCCCTGCTGAAGGCTGGCGATACCGTCGTCTTCCGCAACGCGCAGCGCACCGTGCTCGACGGTCAGGACTTCCTCTTCGTGAAGGAAGAAGACGTCCTTGCGGTGATCAGCGCCTGAAAATCACCCTAAATACCATACCGACACCCAATCGGTATTCAGCAACAGGACGTACATGGGGTAATCCCGCCAGTCCATAACAAGAAAAAGAAAGGATCAGTCATGGGACGACTCGACACACTCAAAAAGAACCGTTCAGCACTCTTCGAGAAGGTCAGCAAGGACTTCGAAAGCAAGGGTGGAAACTTCGAGAAGAAGGAAGACGAACGCTTCTGGCAACCTACCCGCAACAAGGACGGGAACGGGGCCGCAATCATCCGCTTCATGCCACCGACTGCCGAAGGCGACGAACTGCCGTGGGCACGCGTGTACAGCTACGCCTTCAAGGGGCCGACTGGCAAGTGGTACATCGAGAACGCGCTCTCGACCATCGGCCAGAAGGATCCGGTCGGTGAGTACAACCATGAGAAGTGGGAAGAATCGCTGACGCTCAGC